ACTGAAGGACGCATGCCGGCAGACGCGCCAGCCAATGTACCGGCAGAAGCACCAATGGCTGGAAAAGTTAAAAACTAAGGCGCTACCTTAGATCAACGATGCTGGCTCTCGTTGTAAAATAAACCAGCACTTATTTCTTATATTATGATTGGTGATGATAAATGGCTATTGATGTAAAAGCAAATGAAGTATTGTGGGTAGAAAAGTACCGCCCACAGAGAATTGATGACACGATCCTCCCAGAAAAAACCAAGGCTGCTTTCAAAAAGTTTGTTGAAGATGAAAGTATTCCTAACCTATTACTTAGTGGTGGTCCAGGCGTAGGCAAAACTACAATCGCGAAAGCTATGCTCGAAGAGCTAGGATGTGATTATATTGTCAAGAATGGTTCACTTAACGTTAATATCGATACACTTCGATATGAAATCTCTACTTATGCTTCTTCAGTGTCACTTACAGGTGGCCGTAAATATGTTATTTTCGATGAAGCAGATTATCTAAATGCAACATCAGTTCAACCTGCCTTGCGCAACTTTATTGAAGAGTACTCTTCTAACTGCGGTTTCATTTTTACATGTAACTTCAAAAATCGTATCATTGAACCACTGCGTTCTCGTTTGTCTGAAGTAGACTTTACTATTGAAACTTCGCAGCGTCCTAAGATGGCTATGAATTTCTTTAAGCGCGTATGTGCTGTTCTTGATAACGAAAGCGTTCCATACGAAAAGCCAGTTGTTGCTAAAGTAATTGAACGCCACTTCCCAGACTTTCGTCGTGTACTAACCGAGCTTCAGACATACTCTGCGTCTGGTAACATTGATGAAGGTATCTTTGTTAACCTAAAGCAAGAGTCTATGGATGAAGTGTTTAAACTGCTTAAAGCAAAGAACTTCACTGGAATGCGTAAATGGGTTGCTTCTAATAGCGATCAAGATATGAACGAGATGTTCCGCCGCATATATGATATGTCGACTGATAAAGTTCAAATGAAATCTATGCCAGGATTTGTAGTTACTCTTGCAGACTATATGTACAAAGCAAATTTTGTGGCTGATCTTGAAGTTAACATGGTTGCGTTCTTAACAGAAGTTATGTTAGAAGCAGAATACCAATAATGAGGGTGCGCAATGACTAACGAATGGGCTAATAAACGCGTTAATATTTCTAATATCAAGTACAATAATGACTTTAGTTCGCAATCTAAATCTTCTGGAACTATTATTACAAATAGTGATCTTCTTTTGCAAAACGCAGATTACAAAAAAGTAAAAGATGTAATTGAAAGACTAATCGTATCTGGTATTAGTAGAATGGGTGAAGGCTATTGCATTAGTGTTAGCGATATCGCTTTCAATATGCTTAATCAAGCTGGAATTAAATGCCATCTTATGGAAGTTCAACTTAGTGCTGTCGATCATATTGATAACAAGACATATATGGTTGGATTTCAAACCTCATATCAGCAAGGCAGTCATCTTAATGTTGACACTCATGTTGTCGTAGTAACAGACACTGAAATTCCTATGATTATAGATCTATCAATTGCTCATAGGCTTCCACAAGGCTTTCAGTGTATTATTGATAAAGCTATCAATGAGGGTGATAAAGTAGTATGCAAAGTAGAATTACTTGGCTGGACATATATCTATCAAGAAAAGAAAACGGGCATAGGTGTTCCAATGCTGCACCAAATTAGTATTCTAGAAAGAATCAACACAGATAGACAGATTTTTGATAGTATTAAATCCTTGAAAGTTCTTAACTATGTTGGTATTGTACTGAGTATCTTCGCCTTTGGGAACGTGGTTGCTAAACTTCTAATTGACTGGTATAACTAATGGGCCAGTGGATAGATAGACTTATTAGATCTAAAACTGTAGAATGCGCTTTTTGCAATAAAAAGGTTGACAAGAAGACTAGTTTTAGTGTAAAATTAAATACAGCTGAAGGCCTTCATGAAATCAAAGCTTGCCCTGAATGTGCCGATGATGTTAACAATGTACTAAAAGCTATTGAGGATGTTAAAAATGACTCTTCCTTATGAACGTAGATGGGCGGTAAATAACACACGGCAATTCTTAATAGATTTGCTAAATCCTAAGAAAACGCCAAGGGTTCCATCGGATATACGTAAAGAAGCATATAGATGCTTAAAGCATTATCCTGGCGATTATTATATGGACAAGGCTGCTGAGCAAGCACCAGATATATTTGGAGAGTGGAAGAATGAGTAAAGAATATAGCCCGTTTGATTACATGAATGCAGTCTCCTTTTCAAAAGAAGATCTCATCGGCTCAAGTGATCACCCAGAAATTGCAGAAAAAGATTATAGTCCTTACATGGTAAATCGCGGATTTGCTAACTTTGAAGATACTATTTTACATGCTAACGAATTAAACCAGCGACATCATCTATTTCATAGGGCGCAGTTTGATTATTATCGTGGGTCATTGCGTAAACGTAAACGCTTTTCTAAATGGCCAAAGGCTGATAAAAGTGTAGATCTTGATGCCATACAGCAGGTGTATTCTTGCAATCGTACAGTTGCAAAGTTATATTTCAAAGCGTTAACAGCAGACAACCTTGAAGTTATTCGCGCCAAAATGAATACTGGCGGAGTTTCTAAATAGAATAAATATATTGGATGGTCATGGTGAGCATCGTGATAATAAACAATATATAAAAATAAAAGGTGCTGTACGTTATGGAAAATGAAGACATTTTCAAAGGTGTCGGTATAGAAATTTCGCTTCCTACTCCAGATAGTTTTTTAAAAATTAAAGAAACTCTCACCAGAATTGGCATATCTTCTCGTAAAGAAAAGAAATTATATCAAACATGTCATATTCTGCATAAGCAAGGACGTTATGCAATTCTACATTTCAAAGAGTTGTTTATACTTGATGGCAAGAAAAACACATTTACAGAAGAAGACTTAGCAAGGCGCAATACTATTGTTAATCTTTTAGAAGAATGGGAACTAGTTTCTATTGTTAATAAAGATAATATAGAAGGTTTAGTAGCTCCTATAAATCAAATTAAGATTTTATCTCACAAAGAAAAATCGAACTGGACTCTAGAGGCCAAATACAATATTGGGAAAAAGTGATTATGAACGTATTTAAAGTGAATGAAAAAGCAGAGCTACCAGATTATGCAACAGAAGGTTCAGCCTGCTTTGATATTAAAGCATGTATTAGTAATGGGCAAAAATTAAGATCGTTCAACGCTTTTAACAAAGAAATGTCTGTTGTCGTAAAAGGCGTAGGCGGAAATCCAGACGCATTTCAACTACCTCCCGGAATACGAGTTCTTGTACCAACAGGTCTTATCTTTGATATTCCTAAAGGTCACGTAATGAAGATGTATATTCGTTCTAGTCAAGCTTTGAAAAAAGGTTTGATTATGGCTAATGGAGTTGGTATAATTGATTCAGATTATGTAGAAGAATCTTTTATGATGCTAGAGAATGTTTCAGATAGTATGGCACTTGTCGCCAATGGCGAAAGAATTGCTCAATGTTTAATTGAGAAAACTACCCATATGAAAATTTCTGAAGTAACAGAAAAACCAGGACAAAAAACTGATCGCGAAGGCGGGTTCGGCAGTACTGGTTGAATATAAATAATGGTGTGGGGATGCTTCGGGTTCCTACACCACTTAACCGCCGGTTTAACAACGGCACAATATAATCTTGCTTAACAGGAGATAGCAAAATGACTAACACTACCACTCGTAGATTCAACGCAGATCTACTCAATGACCCGTACTTTATTGGTTTTGAAAATCTTATTAATAAGATGACTCAACCAGCTGGCGGTCAAACAAATTATCCCCCATACAACATCATTAAAAAAGCAGATGATGAATTTGAGTTACAACTTGCAATAGCAGGTTTCTCTTTTGATGATCTTAATGTAGAAATTAAAGACGGGGTATTATCCATAACTGGTGAAAAGACTGGCAATGATGAACATGATTACCTTCATAAAGGAATCTCGTCTCGCTCGTTTATTCGTACTTTTACTCTATCAGATACTATTATTGTAAAAGGAGCAGATCTCAAAGATGGCATTCTAAGCATCGAACTTGAGAATGTAATTCCGGAAGAAAAGAAACCCCGAAAGATCGATATTGGTCGAAGTAAGGAATTTCTTAAAGGATAAGATAA